TTAGTCAATATGAATGAAATTCTCCTGGCGGCGGGACTTCTTATCCTGGTACATCGCCTCATCGGCAGCGCGTAAGGCCGCTTCAACATCGATACTCTGCGGATCGCAGGTGACCACCCCGAAGCTGGCGCCCTCATAGTCGATACGCTGTTCGCCGAGGAAGTAGACGCCGCACAGAGCCTGACGCAGAGACGTGACATACGCCTGCTGTGCGGCAGGCTGCTGGGCGCTACCGACGATCAAAAACTCATCGCCGCCAAGGCGGCCAACGATATCTTCCCGGCGCGCGACAGCGGTGAGTCGTTTGCCGACCTGCACCAGAAAGCTGTCGCCGCACGGATGGCCGAACCGATCGTTAATGGCTTTGAAACCATCGAGATCGATAAAAATAAGCGAGACCTGCTGCTGCTGGGCGCGGGCGGAGGCAAAGCGTAACGCCAGCTGCTTAAACAGCGCGCGGCGATTGGGAAGCTGGGTGAGCTCATCGGTAGACGAGTGCAGCTCCAGCGCGACGTTTGCCGCCTGCAGCTGTTGCACCAGGGTGTCTTTTTCCACGTAGTGGGAAATGAGCTTCGCAAACAGGCCCATGACCTGTTCGCCTTCGAGGTTATAAGGCTGTTGTTGCCGGCTGGTGGCGCAGAGGGTGCCGAACAGAGAGCCGTCGGCCAGGCGGACGGGAATGCTTAAAAAAGTAGCGATTCCCAGTTCCTGGGCGGCGATGCAGGAGTGCCAGCGGTTGGCAACGTCATTGCTAAACGTACACTGATCCTCAAGGGCGCGTTTGCACAGGGATTCATCCCAGGGGACGGAAAATCCTTCCGGGATCTGCATTTCGCTGCTGTTGTGGGCGAACATGATCTGCTGCCGCTGGGCGTTGGTATCAATGCGGGTGAGGTAGGTGGACTCCATTCGCGTTACCGCCTCCAGCATCTCCAGCAGCTGGCGCACCAGGGTTTCCAGGGATTGTTCCGCAGCGAGGGTTTGCGACACCCGGGCAAGAATAAAATCTGACATGAATAATACAGCTCCAGCACGCCAAACGTCACCCCAGCATATTGGGCTGCAAACGGACATCAGCGTCAAATAAACAGTGATATTTTTAAATTTATCACATCTGTCTGGGGAATACTTGTCCACGCGGTGGGAAAAAAAGCCCCGTCGGGTGCGTTGGAGACACCCGGAACAAGGGGCTTTCAACGGTACAATGCGGAGTTGCGCGGCACGCAAGACCATTGAAAGCCATAACTAATTACCCATCTGTGGACATTATGTGGACGTTTCACACATCAGCGCTACCTCTCAGCGGGTTAAGCGAGATCGCGTCCTGAAGATATTCCGGTGCAAAGTGAGCGTAGGCCATAGTTTGCTCAATTCGCGCATGTCCTAAGATCCTCTGTAATGTAATTATGCTCCCCCCATTAATCATAAAATGCGTCGCGAAACTGTGGCGTAGTGCATGCGTCGCCTGGCCGGTCGGAAGATCAGGTTTTACCTCCCTGAGTATCTGCCTGAAGTCAGAATAAGACGCCTTACCAAATAACAACCCTCGCTTACCATCCGCTATGAGTTTTGCCACTTCCGCTGAAACTGGAACAGTCCGCTGCTTGTTACTCTTGGTTTTAACGAACGTCACACGGTTCTGTATGATGTGTTCCGCCTTGAGTCGAGCCGCTTCGCCCCAGCGAGCACCAGTACTTAAACACAGAACAGCTATCTTCTTGTTGTCGCCATCCAGTTTAAAGAGCAAGTGCTTGATTTCGTCCTCTGTCAGATAGCCAGTTTCTGGGACTTCTTCTTTCAACTTCTTCCGCCCTCTGATCGGATGTTCACCCGAAAACAACTCGGCCTCGATAAGAGCTGTGAACATACCACTGATGCTGTTGAGATCGCGGTTAATGGTGGAAGCTTTGATGCCCTGGCTTCTTCTTGCCGCGTAATACTGACTAATCAGCGCTTTTGTAATCTGAAAAGCACAAGGATCGTCTGTAATCCTGCAAAAAATATCTAACTTGTTGCGGTTTATCCGACCGTGCTCCTCATGCTTGCCTTTCAAATTCCACCAAAGCTGTATCAGTTCAGACAGATGCCGCTTATCCGTCGGTTTTGATAACCATTCTTTGGTGTGGTGGTTAAACTGGGTATGCTTCTCGAAAGCTACCGCTTCACTTTTCTTATCAAACTTCCTGCGGATACGCTTTCCATTGCGACCAGCAGGCCTGATGTCCACTTCATATCGACCATCATCGAGTTTCTTAATAGTCATAAGAAAACCCTCCGATGGGTGCGTTTGCCTTTCGGCCTCAACGCGTTGCAATTATGTGATGAATACTTTTCGACCAATAATAGACATTTGAAATGTATGTAGGACTGGTTAATTGTTAACCAGTCTTTTGGTCTGAGTGCTGCGAGGTTGTTAAGTCTTGCCCAAAGTGTGCGAGGGCCGGTGCGATTTGACCGGCTTCAGGCGAAACCTGATCGGTCATAAACCACAGTGTGTATTTCACAAATCTAGGGTGTTGGAAGATTTTCATGATTGGTTCAAGGCTCGCACTTTTTGTACCAGCCTCATAGCCAGAAAGTGTGCTGTAAATTACTCCTGTTAACTCGCTGAATTGCCTACGATTAAGCCGTTCTGACTCCCTGATAAGCTTCAACTTCTCTGAAATAGGGATTGACATAAAAACCTCTTTGGGAAAATATTACGCGTATGGATAATAAATTTTCATTTGAGTAAGTGTCTTAACGGGCAATTAAAACCCATTAAGAGCAATTAATTACCCTAAAGGAGAATGTAACAGATGAGCAAACAGCTTGTAAGTAGCACGGATGCTGTGCCTTATCAGGAGTTCGCCAGACTCATCGGGAAAACCCCTGCTGCGGTGAAGGGCATGATCGAAAAAGGGAAGCTTCCTGTAATCGAGATGACCGACCCTCAATCTACTTCCGGCCGCGCGGGCGAGTACTGGGTTTACCTTCCAGCCTGGAACAACGGCATGAAACTGGCCTACGAAAGTCGTCCAAAGGAGATCAGGGAAGGGTGGTTGATGTGGCTTGGTCTCGGTGAGCCAGGTCGATAGCCGGTTTCAGGAGAGGAAACATGAAGAACGGTAGCCGCGGATCAGTATCACAGCTCAATAGCAAAACCAGCCTCTACTGTGGTTTTACTATTCTGAAACTCCCACGCAAAAAACCGTACAACCGCCAGCGCTATCAAATTACGCACACAGGCCATTATTACGGCATCGACTTTGCTTTATCAGAAGCATGCCGAACGATTGACAGAATCATGAGTAAAAAGCGGTTTATTGCTTTTTAATCTCTGGGGGCGAAAATGAAACTCGAATATGCAGACAAAATTAACTCGCTTTTACAATGCTTCCATTTCAATAAAGAGTTTCTGGAATGGAATCATGATTACTCTCTCCAGCTTTTACGCCACGGCGTATCCCACCTCTATCATTTCGCGATGCTTCAAGGCGAGAATGATGAATGCACTCTTGAAGAACTCCGCAACATCATTATTGCCGTGACCGATGGCGACATCCCTAAACCATACGACCTGCTATCCCTCGACGCTGAGCAACTGAAGAAGGCTATGGTGTTTGCCAAGACGCCGGCGGTAACCGTAGAAGTTACACCGGAGATCTTGCAACACCTGAAACTGGGAGCTAAAGCCTCCTGGCGGCTCGAGCCACCTCGCTTTAACTGATCATCGGAGTACGCCATGTTCACCGAAGAAAAAACATCTTGGGAACAGGAAATGCTGATCCGAGAGGCAATGGAAAGTGCAGAGCATGGGTTCACTGTACATCTAAAAAACGGTGCTCGTATCACCATTACTTCAAAAAGCCCGACTAAAGATTTAATAATTTTTGGGCTAGAAAAGGCAATTCGCGGTAATCACGAACGCGCTCGAATGACCTTTATTGATTTCATGTATTACTGGCATGAAAGAATATTTAAGCAGATTAAAAGAAAACCGCGTTCAAACAATTAACTAACCCACCTTAAAAATAACGGCATTCACTTTGCCGGGGATTCGTTTTGCCTTTATCAGGAGGTTGCATGTCGGTTACGTCAATAAAGCCGGAAGGCGGAATAAGCGATCCAGAGTTTATGGGAATCAGCACCAATGCGCGCAAAGGCGAGCGCGCCCATTTACTCGGATTGCTGCGCATCCGTATGGGCCTGCTGAAAGAGCAAGGCCTTACCCCCGAAGAGATTTATTCAGCACTTGAGCAGTGGATAGCCAACCACGAAACAATCACCAGCGAGGGCAGTAGACCATGAATCACTTAATGATCGATTTGATTAACGTTAATAAGAAACCGTCATCACCTCTGTGTGCCATTGAAGCTGTGTTTTTTGAGCCCTCAACAGGGCAGATCGGAAGGGTTTTTTATTCTTCGATAGACATTCGTAAATCTGAAAGCTTGAAGGGCCGTATCAGCATTAGTACGGCATTCGATTGGATGAAAAAAGACTCTCACTGGCGCGCCGAAGTAATGAGCGCAACCGAAGCTGAAGAAGATGCACTTTGCAGCCTTGCTGCTTTCATCGCCGACAATACCTGTCCCCGGAACGCGGCGTTATTCGTATGGTTCAAAGATGTCCCGGAAAAACTGGTTTCACTTCGTTATGCCGTGGATCGCTTAGAGGTGTCAGGCATTTTCCCTGAAGGCACAAAATACCGCTGCATTCGTTCACTTCTCGACCTTGCTGCTGCCACAGACTATGCGCCTCATGCGAGAAGCGCCCTGGCACGTTACACGCTCACTGACGCGCGATATCAAGCAGAGCAAGTCTGCGAAATCTGGCAGCGCTTGACCTCTCCACACATTGGATCGCTATGAGGGCCGCCATGCATTCGCATCTGTCTGTTGTTTGTAACGCGCCGTTGCCGGTTTGTAAGAGGGCGCTTGCCGCCCTGAATTGCTTTGCTCGTGGACAGCGTAATTACACCCGCGTCAAGCCACACGCCTATCTCGTGATCCGCATTGGCCTCCGTTGGCGTTTGCTCAGCAAAAACGGTGGTAAGCAGTGGCGACTGATGACCCATGAAACCTATAACCAGGAATGCCGCAAATGATTAAGTCACCTCTTAAGTGGGCTGGCGGTAAAACCCGCGTGTTGCCGGAGCTGCTGAAGCACTTACCTAAAGCTGATTGCTTGATTGAGCCCTTTGTAGGCAGTGGCACAGTCTTTATGAATACGGAATACCGCCGCTATGTGCTTTGTGACAGCAATCGCGCATTGATCAATTTCTTCCGCGCGCTCAGGGAAGACCCTGAAAGATTGATACTGATCGCCAGGAACGTATTCAGAAATGGCAATAACGAAGATAGCTATTACGAAGAGCGCAAGTTGTTCAACCACCTGTCGTGGGATGACGAGTGTGCAGATGATTACGTTGTACGGTGGGCGGCCTCATTTTTATACCTGAACCGCCACTGCTTTAACGGGGTTTATCGCACCAACAGGGATGGCGGTTTCAATGTTCCCTTTGGCAGCTATAAGGCGCCTTATTTTCCAGAAGCAGAAATGCGCCTATTTGCCGAAAAGGCGCTGGATACTCACGCGCTCTTTCTTTGTAATGATTTTCGTACTTCCATTCCGTACGTCGCCAGGAATCGCCTGGACTCCGTGATTTACTGCGATCCGCCGTACATCCCGACTAGCAAAACAGCCAATTTTACCGCTTACGGCAAGCCATTTACCCTGGATGATCACCGCGCTTTGGTTACGGCGTTGCTGGACGTTAATCGCCAGCATGGAACGCGCTCGGTCATCTCGAATAGCGACACACCAGAAACACGCCATATCTACTCCGCTTTCAATCTCCACTCCTTCAGAGTTCGACGTTCCGTTAGCGCCAAAACCCGCGATATGGCCGGTGAAGTGATTGGCGTACTTCGCGTGTATGGCGGTTGCGGTCGTTCTGGTGGCGGAGGTTGCCCGGACTGTGGGGCGGTAATGGGCGATGCGACATATGCCGAAATGTTTGGCGCGCCGGCTTGTTGTGGCGTTGACCTGGAAAAATAAGATAACGACGGTGAGCTATGCCTGATTCCAAAGTCCTGGCATGGAGCTGGAATGCCGAACGACAGGCCATTAACCCAAACGACGTCGAAGATCCAGTAATTGAGTATCTCACCCCAAAAGGCGAGCGTAAGGCGCTCGCCTATAGCGATCTTGTTGACGTCGTTTATCGGGCGCCAATGCGCCCTCGTGAAGGCGAGGCGCGCAAATCATTCGATCGCGCAAGGCACGCTCGTTACCTGCGCCGACGCGTGCAGGCGCTACCGGCGTTTATCCATAAGCGTTTTTCCCGGCACCTGGAGTCACTGGAGCGTCAGGATCCAAAGCAGGCCGTGCGCTGGTTATTCAGTACGTTTGAGCGTCATGTGCTACGCCGCGTTGATGCGGTAAATGCTCAATAACTGCCACAAAGCAACCTACCGGCAATCCTCTTTCCGCTTCGTGATGATTTTCATTTGCTGCCCTGGGCCGACAAAAAGCGCCTGAAACGACTGGCCTATAAACTCGCTAACCTGATGAAAAGCGAGTTTATGCGCGAGTTTGATTTCCAGCACGAGAAAACCTCCGACGTGGAGTTTTCCACGATCTACGCTTACGGCGCCATTGCCAGCAAGGCGACGGCCCTCAATATTGCGATCCCGGGTTGGGGGCAATATTGCGATGAAACGCTGAGTGCTGATGATGCATTGCGCTTTTTTGCAAGACTTCAAAAAGATAAATGGTGGCTGGGTAAACTCCGCAAAATCCATGACCGCTGGCGCGAGCACCTCATGATCGCCACGACTTACGTCAGTAAAGTGTCATCACCTTACTGCTCTGAACCCTGTCTCAGAGAGTGGACGGCTCAAAAGAAGGCCAACTTTGAATACCTTCAGGCGATGGAGCTGGAAGACCAGGACACCGGCGAGCGTAGCTCATTGCTCGATAAAGTCATGGGCAGCGTTTCCAACCCGAAGATCGCCCGTCATGAATTAATGGTGCGTATGCGTGGCTTTGAGGATATGGCTAACGAGATGGGACTGGCGGGCATGTTCTACACATTGACCGCACCGTCACGTTATCACGCCACGCACGTGCATTCCGGCAAGCGTAACGATAAATACTGCAACGCCAGCCCGCGCAAAACTCAAAAGTACCTTTGCAATGTCTGGTCACGTGTCCGGGCAAAATGGAGAAGGAAAGGCATCCGCACATTTGGTTTTCGTGTCGCCGAGCCGCATCACGACGGAACGCCACACTGGCACCTGCTGTTATTTCTCCGCCCTGAAGAGGTAGAGCTTGCCACTGATATTTTCCACGAGTACGCCCTCCAGGAAGATGGAAGCGAACCTGGTGCAGCTGAATATCGTTTTACTGCCAAACCAATTGATGAAGAGTTTGGATCGGCAACGGGATACATCGCGAAGTACATCTCTAAAAATATCGACGGTTATGGCATGGATGGCGAGTTTGATCACGAATCAGGCAAGCCCGTTAAAGAGATGGCAATGCGCGTGCGGGCGTGGGCTTCACGCTGGAGTATTCGCCAGTTTCAACAGATTGGCGGCGCGCCTGTATCTACTTGGCGGGAGCTGCGGCGGCTGGGGAGTCGTGAGCTTGTTTTACACCCGGAACTTGAAGCGGCCCGCGCTGCCGCTGATGCGCCCGACTGGCCGGGATATGTCAACGCCCAGGGCGGCCCGTTTGTAACCCGTGATTGCCTGCGCGTGCGCCTCAATTACGAATACACAGAAAACGGCAATGATTATGGTGACACGGTCGCCAAAATCACCGGCGTTTATTGTCCTTTTACGATCAGTGAATCGGTCATTTATACCCGCCCCAACGATTACAAAATTGTACCGAAGCGCAAGCCGTCACCGGTCGAGAATTTGACCTTAGAAGGCCGCGACGCGGCCCCTCGGAGTTCTGTCAATAACTGTACGGGGCGCGCCGAATCGGACCAAAAACCACCGCGAGAAACGGCGATGTCAGCTTATAAAAGCTCGCCCCACGACAGTTCAGTGACAAAACTTCCGCTGAATATTGAAGATTTAAAGCGATATTCACGCCAGCAAAGGCAGGAGATCACCGGCCGGCTAAGGAAATCTGCCCGAGAAAACTCAGATCAAACCTTCATGCGTACCGCGCGTGGCATGCGCACGTCGATTGATGACGAAACCGCGCTGGCATGGGGGCCAAAAGTCACCGCCGCGAAAGATATGAACCTGACACAAGAAGAAGCAGAGCAGCGCTGGCGTGAGCAGCTACAGCAAGAAGCGAAACGACGGGCAGACAACTATGCCGCTGCGGTTTCGGAATACCAAAAGAAAAAATCGGAGGTAGCATTGCCTCAGCAAAACTACACGGCAGCGATCCAACTCAAAAAAATAGCACCCTGACAGAGCAGGGTGCTATATTCAGAGAAAGTTAAGTACGGACTCAATATCATCTCCTTGGAAAGTTATCCGTCCTGACTCCGTTAATTCATAAAGTTTCCCATTTATTTCAAAAATAGCGCTATCAACTTTTGCGATTGTTTTCATATAATTTTTAGTATAAAAATGATATAAATCATCTGTTGAGTTTAGTTTTGTTTTGGCATGGGTTTGAGTATCATATAGAATATTGCTAAGCGTAGCGCTTTTTAACTTCCCTTTCCGTATGTGTTTAATGTTTTCTATTATTTCTTTTAAATCTAACTTTAGCTGGCTTACGTGACAGCCCTCAGGAATTAGACTGCGAATAATATCAGAGGCGTATTTTATATTTCTAGGGGGATTCAAAAATATTATTGAATTGTTAGAGTTATATCTGAGAATAAAGAAAAATTTGTAATATGTTACTTCTTGAATAGTGCTAAAATCACCTATCGGTGTTTCAATTTGTCGCTCAATAGTGTTTTTTTCTACGTATTGAACTTTGCAATAATCAGTAAAATCATCGTGGATGACAAATCCAAATCCATCATTGTCATTATAGCTTTTTGAGTTAACCTTACTAAGAGCTAAGTCTCTCATTAGGCATTCATCAGTGTGAAAGACCTTGACTTTTATCATTATTCAGCCTCCGGTTCTTCTGCTAACGTTTTAATCGGCGTTGATGTTTGCTTTGCCAGTTCTTCTATAATTAAATCATTAGCATTAAATATTCTATCCTCTAATGATTTTATAATCAAATCAAACTCATGAGGCTCGATTTTTTCCTTATCATCCCCTGAGTATGAATATTGCTTATGAAGTATTCTTATTTTAATTTCACGACAGAAATGTTTGTCCTCGAATCCAATTTCAAAAGTAACAATTGGATTGTTATGTAGTAAAGTAACTCTTGATTTCCATCTTATGAAGCTTCTGTAGAAACCCTCATCACACAACTCCTCAATCTGCTTGGCATCAACTAATGAATGTCCATCATAAGATGCATTATTAAGTCTAAACACTCGGTTATGTTCATCTTTTCTATTTTCCTCTTTTTTACTTATCATTCCTTGTGAGCTATCTTCATCATCACCTTCATCTCCTTCAAAATCTGAGTTTGAATCCGCAGAAGGTGTACTCAGATCATCTGCATCATCTTCAAATATTGTTTTTATTCTGCTTAACCTAACTTTCTCAAGACCAAAATAATTAAAACCATCGATTGTAGATCTGTTGTCGAAGTCGTAGAGATGTTTGGCGAACATATTTCTCAGTTTCTGATCTGAAATATGTGCCAGATCTATGTACTGTATGTTTATTGTATCTAAAACTTTAACCTTGTAATAGTTAAGAATATCATTGAGAATACTTTTTATTTTCTTAGTTTGAGTGAATCGTACTGATGTGAAATTCTTGGATTTAATAAAGCTTATTTTTCCACCATTTAATTTTTTTTGTTGAAATTTTCCTCGCCTAAAGTCGTATTCAGTATACTTAATTTCGATGGTGTAAACCCCTAAACCACCGCTGTGATTGATAATTTCATCTTTATATTTGTTTTTCCTTTCTGATCTAACTACCTCTACTACATCGTATAGATTGTTAACATCGAATCCTTCGTAAACTCGCAATATTGAATATATTTCATGGTTTGTATTTGTTGCCAGTCGGTCTTGAATTGATACAATGTGAGAATATGAGAAAGGGAGTTCAGATACTTTTTCTATCAATGCATCTCTCTCAAGATTTGATGCAAACAAAACACCACGATTAAACGCAATTTCACGAATTGAATTATCTGACAGCTTAATTTTGTTCGATTGTAGGGCTGTGTATATATCACTATCTGTTGAGAATATTGTTGCTTGATACTTATTCATTTAGACTCTCCAGAAAAATCACAAATTTTATTGACATCTTTGCTGATTACTCTAAATGGGAATATACTAGATGTTATAATGTCGATAGAAATATTATGTAGTTGCTCTCTTAGTCTATTCAATTTATCAAGTGTAAAAGAATAAATGCTGGAATAAGTTGTAATTGCATCTCTTAAAAATTTAGATGAAGAGGAACTAAAAGGTGTAACAATGAAAATCTTATCAAACTGGTTTAATAATTGATAGTTAAATATATATTCAATTAAAAATACAAATTGTTCCTCTTTGGTTATGACTTCTTTCCAATAAATGTTCAATATTTTTTTTGTAATTCTAGCACCATTCTGGTCCCGAACGAAATCATGGTTGTATTGGAAGAAAATCATTCCTGATGTGACCATTTCAATAGTTGCTGGTAATAGCCTGTCTTTAGACGCAAATTTGTTATGTTTGTCAGGATAAAAAAATCCACAACTATCCCATGGAGGAATTTTCTCCCATAGGAATTCGGCCAGTTGCCCATTATAATCTTCATAATTTCTTCGCTTCGCGATATCTTCAGTTACGCTTAATAGAAACCGGATTGAAACTGGGTCTAAAATAAATAGATAAGAATTGGTCGGGAATTTGAGGTCCGAATTTAGAATATTTGAAATTTTATCAAGTAACCCATTGTCGTACTCATTGTCATGGTTATATATGAAAAGCATTCCATGTACTTGAAATTTATCTGTGATCTCATTCAGAAATAGTTCTTTCCACTCAGCGTTTCTAACACTGCAATCTACCTGCTGGGCTAAGCTTTTTATTGTAGATTGTATTTTTCCATATTGTGAATCAGTTATGGTCTTATTTGAATAAGACTTAAGATCTGTCTGAATGTATTGATATATATCACTATATGGATCTTTGTAGAAAAAAACCACATCAGTAGGATGTGTTTTTTCTTTTTGATTATGCTTGAGGTGCGAGTCTAAACAACACGGCCAATTAAGATCAGTGTGTATGCTCATCTCCCATTTTAGTTCCCTAAATATCTTACTTGAAATAATACCAGCCACTGCGTCAATATTCTTAGTCTCAGCCACGATAGAAAACCCCCATTTGTGTATGGTACATACATCTTTACACTATCATCTATAAATTTCCACATACTGAAAAAATAATTCACCACTTTCCTATTGAATGATAGTAAGTTATTGATATTAAATGGCTTTATTTGTTGCGAGATACTCTTTTATGCTCGGCAATCTAACATTCATATTGGATATGAGGGGCTGACTATTACTTGAAATAGGGCAATGTAAGATCAACTGTTCGCTCGGAACCGACCTTATCAGATATTTGTCTGTCAACCTTATGTGAGGAACAGGCGTTGTACAACAACGCAAAAATTTGCACAATTTTTTTGATGTGCTCTACCCCTTTTAACCCTGCATGAAATGTGGTCCGGGCCGGTTTAGTGCATGTACGAAAAATGACAGGATAGCTGCGCGCAGGTGACGGGGGGCAAGCCCCCGCAAGCGGGTCAGGGTAGGGAAGGCGGCAGAATAAGCAATTTGACGGTTTCTGCGTCACGGTGAGCGGTCGTTTTGGTTGGAGGCATGCCCTTTGCTGGGAAAAAGCAGCGACGCGCAGAGGGGCGCTGATGCGGGATTTTTTCAGCAGAAAAGATGAGGCCAGCGAAAACGCTGGCCTGTTATAAATGGCTGATGTTGTTTAAATAAACTGAGTTTTCTGGCGGTTATTTCTCAGCGGTAAGCAATGCGTAAGGGTTAAAGCGGATCACTTCTTCTCCGATCCACTCATTGACCACCTTCAGCGCCTCCATTACGGGCGTCAGCTCGTTGATAGCGTAGACCCGGGCGGCTTTCTCGATATCCCCAAATGAGCCGTTTCCCTCTGGCATGGCGCCCATCAGCTGCGGCGGGATACGGTGCGCTGCGAGTATGTCGTCACGTGTGGCGTTCTTAATGTTGATAAACTCATCTTTCGCCGTGATCTGCTGGAAGGGAAGGATTTGCACGCCGTCTTTGCCGCCGCCTGGCGCATGCAGCAGCAGGTTTTTAAATGCCCCTTTCCCACGCGCACCGGTCAACGTCTCTTTGACTGCCTTCATGCTTTTATCATCAACCTGTCCAGCGCCAATATAGACAATACATCCAGCATGCGATCCGTTGTCGTAGTACAACTTACGGAACATGTCAGCGGAGTGGGCCAGGCTGGCGGCCAGCAGTGCTGCCATATATTCCGGCATACCGTAGACCTCCTGATTAATATCAGGGTTCAGAACGTGACAAACCGTTCCTGATTTGAACGTGTGCTCTTCTTTCCAGCGCCGGATAAACCAGTATTGATCGAGATCTGTGCTCCCACGCCGGGTGTACTTCGCCAGAGAGTGTTTGAAGGGTAGCGGGCCGCCCAGGCGATTACGCGGCAATTCGAGATAGGCATTGCCAAACGTGAACCAGTCCAGCGCAAACGCGGAAAAGGTCTGGCGATTGAGCAGCTTGTGCGGGATAAAGCAGCCGGTGAGCACATTTCGTTTGAAATACAACGCTGACTCATGCCAGGCGCTCTGACGTGGAGCTTTAGCCAGCCCGTAAAAATCCACTGGCGTCTCATAGTATCGCCCGTTGTCCAGGCAATAGAGATTGTCCAGCAAATCGGCCATATCACGCACGGGATAAGGGCCATCAAAGCTGAACGCTGTCAACGCGGGATCGGCCTTCAGTAACTCCGCAATGTCAGAACCGGCGGTGCTGGCTATCGGCTTTTTACCGTATTTCTTTTTCACAGTTACCATCCCATTGCGAAACCACCGCCGCCACTTTCCTGGCCCAACGGTTCATTAATAATCGAAAGCATGGTTGCCCACGCCATATCACCATGGCTTACGCCGCGCGATCGGTCAGTTTCGTAAGTGATGAAACCGCCGGGCGTAACAACTTTGCGAACAGCGTTAAAGGCTCTGACCAGGCCCTGCTCGCTGCGGTCATATTCCCAGCGGCCGGCGCGGATGACCTGCAACATTTTGAGGACAAGGGCGCGCTTGGAAGAGAGGCTCATCTGGTAGCAAATAGCGGCTGGGAACCAATTTTTAACAATCTGCCAGACCGCCTCCCCGACGCCTTGCCCGTCAATGGCGATGTGAGTGACGTTGTAGCGCTCGGCAGCCTCTTTGATGACCGCCGCCTGCTGTTCAAACTCAAGCCCTCGCAGTTGCTTCAATTCAACCGTGCGAAATCGGCCGCCGGCTACAAGGGGAGGGACCGTCACGGACAGAGCACCGGCATCACCATTGCCGCTGCCGCCGTTGGCGTCGTAGCCCAGCCACACCTCACGTTGCCCCATAGGGCGACTGGCGAACGGTTTCCAGTCGGGCCAGTCGTCATACCCGTCAGCGCCGCACCCCAGTAACTGGCTAAGATTGAACGCGCTTTCGCCGTCTTTGACGAACTCGCACATGTACAGGTTTTCAAATTCATCAGGGCTGTTTTCGTCCCGGATTTCATCAATGTCGGTGTAGTCCCAGCCGTTGTTGATAGCGTCCTGAATAGTGACGATCTGCCGCCACGTTTTATCCGGGTAAAGCACGCCGCTATGCGTTTTCTTCCAGGACACGTCGAAATCAACCCGCTGCGCTTTAGGTCGTTTCGCATTCCATCGATCGCCGGTCCAGAACTGATAGGCTTCATGGCTTTCACTCGATGGCGTGGAGAAGTACGTGCGTGTTAAGCCTTTGAGCGTTGCCATGGCGCCGGCAACCTTGCGCAGGTTGATAAAGTTTCCGGTCCAGAAAAACTCATCAAATCGCAGGTGCCCCGTGTAGGACTGCGCGGTCGCAGCTGATGTCCCGAGAAAATGCAGCTCCGCGCCGTTTGACAGCGTAATTTGCTCACCACCTTTAAGTTCGACGTCCACCTCTTCAGCCGCTTTGCGGATGAAGTTGCGGAACTGTAGCGCTTGCTTTCGTGATGCTGACAGAAAGATTTGGTTGCGCTGGTAGTCGTGCTTAACGTCCGTTCTCAGTGCGCCCAGCAACGCCTCGCGTGCAAAGTACCAGGTAGCGCCAATCTGCCGCGATTTGAGGATCATCCGGTTACGCTGATCGCGCTGTTCGTACCAGCCGCGCTGGTGCCATGCGAGAGAGTCGAGAATTTTTAAGCGCAACGCCTCGATCTGCTCCTCGGAGAAGTGATTTTTCTTCTTGCGTCGACTGGTTTTTTTAGCGCCTGTGGTAGTGGAGGCCTGCCCGGTATCCAGCTTTTTCAACTGCCGGGTTAACAGATCAATCTCTTTGAAATCGCCACTGGTTTTATTGTCTTTCGCGCTCAGCTGGCAGAGACGGGTATCAATGGATTGCGTCACCCGTTTGATGGGCGTTGTGTCATCCCATGCGTCGCGCTTTTTCCACGAATAAACCGTGTTTGAGTTGATGCCCATGAGTCGCGAAATTTCGGCGGGCGGATAACCCTGCCAGTAGAGCTGTTTTGCCCTTAATCGAATAAACGCATCCTGAATCATCACTTCCCCCTTTTGAGCAGGGAGATTACCTGCGCGCGATCCCCGCGGCTCGGGCTTTCAGGTCTGGCCGTTCTCCGACAACAAAACCGCGTGGCGCCGGGCTTTCAGGCTCTGCGATGATGCAGCGACTGACATAAATCAACAGGATAAAACGACATGGCCAGCACGACTAAACCCGCCCGCAAAAAGTTTCGCGTTGCGGTTTCCGGCGCCACCGTTGACGGGCGCGAGATCCAGCCGCAGCACCTCCGCGATGCGGCGGCGAGCTACAACCCGGCCGTTTACGGCGCCCGCGTGAACGTGGAGCACTATCTCTCCATGCTTCCTGACAGCAATTTTGGCGCCATGGGGGATGTTGTTGCTTTAAGCGCGGAGGATATCACCGAAGGGCCGCTGGCCGGTCGTACGGCGCTCTATGCCGAGATCGACGCTTCGGCACGAATGAAGCAGCTCACCGATGAAGGAAAAAAAATCTATTCCAGTATTGAGCTGCATCCGCAGTTTGCCCTTAACGGTAAGGCGTATGTGGTCGGCCTGGCGATGACGGACACCCCGGCAAGTCTGGGGACTGAGCGCCTTAAATTTGCTGCGCAGCAGCGCGCGCAGGTGATGGCCTTCAATAACCAGCAGATCGAGGCGCCGCTGTTCTCTGATGCGCTTGAAGCTGAAGTGATCGAACTGGCCGCTCATCGCAGCGAGGAGGGCGTCAACTGGTTCAACCGCGTGATGGGCATCCTTGGTAAAGGCCAGAAAACCGACGATCAGCGGTTCAGTCAGTTGCATCAGGTTGTTGAAGCCGTTGCTCAATCTCAGGCAGACCAGATTGACCGGTTCAGTGTCCTGGAACAGGACCGCCAACAGGATAAAGCCACCATTCAGCAACTGACCAGCGAACTTAACGAGCTGCGCGGTCAGCTTCAGCTCCAGCCCGCAGAAAATTACAGCGCACGACCGGCGGCAACCGGCAACAGCAGCGTGCAGCTTGCAGACTTCTAAGAGGTAACCATGGAAAACCAGACCCGCGAACTATTTGATAAGTACATTGTGCGCCAGGCACATCTGAACGGTGTCTCACCCTCAGCCGTTGCCAATCGTTTCAGCGTCGATCCGACTATCCAGCAAAAACTGGAACAGGCCGCCATGGAGTCTGATGACTTCATGAAGCTGGTTAACCACTTTGGGGTTAAAGAGCAGGAAGGGCAGAAAGTAAAAATTGGCAGTAAGGGACCGATGGCGAGCACCAATAACAGCTCGGACGGCACCAACCGCCGTAACCCTGCACCGAACCATAACAAAGAGCCGCAGAACTACCACTGCCGCAAAACCAACTATGACTATGCGCTTTCGTATGCGGAGCTGGACGCGTGGGCCGGTCACCCTGAATTTCAGTCATTAATCAGTAATGCGATGGCCCGTCAGCTGGGGCTGGATCGCCAGATGATTGGCTTTAATGGCACGCATTACTCTGAAAACTCCGACCGCACGACCTATCCGTTATTGCAGGATTGCGGCGTTGGCTGGCTGCAAAAGATCCGCAATGAGGCGCCGCAGCGCATTATGCCAGGTATCACGCTGACTTCCCGTGATGAGAATAACGCGGTAATTGCGTCAGGCACCTACGGCAATATTGATGCCGCCGTGCTCGATGCACGCCACAGCCTTATGGATCCCTGGTTCCGCCGCGCTCCCGGTCTGGTGACTGTGCTCTCGTCCGATCTGCTGCTGAAAGTGAACCTGCCGAAAGTGAACGCGCTCAGCCAGACCAATCCGAATACCGAACTACTGGCCGCGCAGCTCATTGTCAGCCAGGAAAAGATCGGCGGCCTGCCGACGGTCTTTGTCCCGGGCATTCCTGAAGATGTCGTGCTCATCACCAACCTGAAAAACCTCTCTGTGTACTACCAGAAAGGCTCCCTGCGTCGCTCTATCCGGGAAGAGCCGCAATACAACCGCGTGGCGACTTACCAGTCCAGCAATGATGACTATGTCATTGAAGAGTACGGCATGATTGCCATGATCGACGGCGTGACATTCGCCTGATAATCCCCATCACATGGCGGGCAGCAAGCCCGCCCAGGAGAATGAACCCATGCTGACACCGGCACAAAGACACTTTCAGAAGGTCATGGCAGAGAGGCGGGGCATCAGTGATGAGCGTGACGCGGAGACGCGCACCGCGCATGAGCAGATCCTCTTTCGCCTGCATATGCATAAATCTTCGCTAAGCCAAATCCAGTCCCGCCAGGCGAAGGCCGCTGTAAAGGCCAGCATCCTTCCTGAGTTTCAGGGATGGATTGACGGCACGATCGAGGGCGACAGCGGGCGCGCGGATCCGGTCATCACCACGCTGATGGTGTGGGCGGTGGACTGCTCCGACTATGCGCTGGCGCTGCGTATCGGGCGCTATGTCGTTAAGCATGGCCTGAGCATGCCGGATGACAACTATCGCCGCCCGGCACCCACGGTACTGGCCGAGGAAATCTGCAATCCCATTCTGAACCTCGCCACCACGGACGCTGGAGCCGATTTGTCAGGCTATATCCCCATGCTGGACGAGCTGGCCGAAATTGTGGCTGACAGTGATATGCCGGATGAGGTCCGCGCGAAGCTGTGCAAGGTGAGGGCGTTTTGCCGTCGCGACACGGAAGACGCGGAAACCAAAGGCGAAGCGCTGAAACTCTTCCGGGAAGCCATGAGCCTGAACCCGGGTGCCGGTGTGAAACGGGAGATCGCTTCTCTGGTCAGCGCTTTGAAAAAGGCGCCGCAGACCAGCGCGGCAAGTGGTGATGCGGAAGATGAGACTTCATCCAGCGATACAGCAGCAACCGAAACACCCGCAACAGAAAAAGCAACACGAACGCGCAAGCAGACGAAAACGGCGGCCGGCACTCAAAAAGCCACCCGCAAAACGGCGGCAAAAAAGACAACGAAAACCGCCACAAAGTAAACGCCTGAGCGTAATGAACTGGCCCCGCGCCACAGGCGGCGCGCCCGGCGATCTGCCCGTAATGCGGTCTTTTTACCGGACGCCCACCGCCTGACCTACCGGAGAAACGACGATGAGTTTTATCGCACAGCGCCCCGTCAGACCTGCTGAAAGTGATGTGACAGACGTGGACGACGGCGGCGCACAGATTGCCATCGACACTTTCTGGCCGACGGTAAAACTCCACGATCTGCGCCTGGCTGCCCGCATCGCCGGTGACATTACAACATCCCGATTAATGCATATGGCAACGGAGGCCGCGCTGCATGTCGCGGATCAATTGAAGGACTGGCGGAAGCAAAGGGAGGCGGAAGGCGCGGAATCGCTGGCTTCTGTACTGCTGACTTCTGTCGGTGAACCTGTCGAGCAGATTAACGGCGAAAGCGCAAAAGTTTACCGCTTCCGGCGTGCGGTCTACTCCTTCACGCGCGCCAGTGTTCTGGAGGGTTACAGGGATGTTGGCACCACGCCAAAAGGTGACAAAGACGCCGAAGCCCTGGACAGGCAAATAGATGATCTCTGGCGGGACGGACGCTGGAGTATCGCTGACATTCGGGAAGAAGCCCGTATCTATGCGGAGCTGTTCTGATGAAAGTCAGGGCGTTGCAAAACGACACGGTTGATCAGCTCTGCTGGCGTCATTACGGCAAAACCGCAGGTGTCACGGAGAAGGTGCTCGAAGCCAATCCGGGACTGAGCAACCAGATATTTTTGAATGCCGGGCAGGAGATCGAAATGCCCGTGATAACCAGCGAGGTGGAACGGGTAACCGTCCAGTTATGGGAATGACTCTGGATCGTATTAACGAATATTTTGCGTTTGCAACATCCGCCCTGGTGACCGGCGTGGGCGTGATGACCGTCAGCGAAAAGCTGGCGCTGGCTGGACTTCTTCTGGGGATTGTTTCCGCCGTCCGGCTGGCGATTCACCGCCGCCGCATTGAGCAGGCCAGCCAGCGCCGTAACGATTTGATCGAGCAGATTCTCCGCCAGGCGGAAACCCGCAATCTGTCGGACCGCGAGCGGCAGTTGCTGGAGCAACTGCACGGAGACAAACCTGCATGAAGAACATCATCAAAAAATGTTCGATTGCGGTGATTGTGGCTCTGGGCATTTCGCTGGCGCCCGGGAGCGTCAGAACGTCGAAAGAAGGGCAGCAGAAAATTGCAGGTTGGGAAGACTGCCGCAGCACGCCTTATTACTGCACGGCGGGTGCTCTGACCATTGGTATCGGCTCCACGGGCGGCGTGGAAAACCGCGAATACAGCAACCAGGAAATAGCGCGACGCTGGATCAATGATCTGCAACGGGCAGAAAACTGTATTAATAACAATTTTCACGGCGCCGACATGCCTCAGCTCACCTTTGAGGCCATGACTGATGCCGCCCTGAATCTGGGCTGCACCGGGCTGATGTGGTTCACCGATAAAAACGGACGCAAGCAGAGGACCACGATCTGGAAGCATGCCCAGGCCAGACAATGGCCGCAGATGTGCAACAGGCTGACTGATTTCGTCAATGTGGGCGGTAAGCGCTCCGCCGGCCTGGTTAACCGGCGCAATGATTTTAAAGCCTGGTGCCTGCTGGGCCTGAGTACGCCGTCATGAGGGCGGGCAGTGTGATTGTGATGCTTGTCCTTCTGGCTGCTGTCTGGTGGCAGACCGACCAGCTGAGCGAGGCCAGGACCCGCAACAAGTTGCTGACCGAAACGGCGACCGGTTACGACCAGGTTATTCAGGAAGTGAAGGCGACCGCCATACAAACCCATAAGTTACTGGCAGAGGTAAAAGTCCGTGAGCAACAGCGTAATGCAGAAGGGGAGCGACGACGTGAAGCAATGCAGACCGCGTTCAATGGTGACACGTGCGCTGTTACTCCTGTGCCTGACGCTGTCAGCCGCAGCCTGCAAAAACGCACCGCCCGCGCCGATCATTCAACTGGTCCGTGAACCCGTCCCGGAGAGCCTGACCGAAGAGACGCCACGCCCGGCGCTGGATAAGCCAGTGACCTGGGGCGCGGTGGCGATATTCAGCGACAGGCTGATGGATGCGCTTGATGCCTGCAATGCTGACAAAGCGGCGATCCGCCAGTGGGACAGTCTGCGCCAGAACACCCGAAAGGAGCCATAAATGCTGAAGATAAACACACTCCGCGCCGCCATAGAGAAAGCAAATACCTGGTGCCGGGCGAACCCGGAAGCCTGGACGGTGTTTGTTGAAGAGGGTGGCATTGAAACTACCGGTGAAACGCCGTCGTTCATGTATCGCTATTCTCTGGTGCTGTTCGTCATGAACTACGCAGGGAGCATTGACGACTTCACGCTGCCGCTGATGGCCTGGCTCTGGTTTAATCAGCCCGATCTGCTGCTGAACCCCGATAAAAACCAGCAGATTAAATTCACCACACTGATTAACAACGATGACACCGCCGATCTGATGTTTGAGTTGCCGGTGCGTCAGCGGGTACTGGTACAACTGGATGAAAACGGTGTGCCGTATGCCGAGCATTTGCCAGAGCCGCGCCCGCGCGTGCTGGCACCCCACGCCGCAGGCTGGGGGCTGGTATTTGAAGGCATGCTTCAGGAGGCCGGAGCGTGAGCGATCGCATGTTCAGCGAGCTGGATCAAGTCTTTCAGGACATCCTCGACGGCGTCAGCCCGGCGGGGCGCACCCGTACCGCGCGCAAAATTGGTCTGGCACTGCGTCGCAGTCAGCAGCGCCGTATCGCGTCACAGAAAAACCCGGACGGCAGCGGCTATGCCGTGCGCCGCCGTAAGGTTTACCGCACCCAGCAGGGGATCAAGTTCTTCTGGAATAACGAGGTGCGGGCGCTGAAAAACTGGCGCGGCGGGCGCGGTAAATATGGCCGGACAATCACGGGTTTTGACGAGAAGCGCCGGGATATCCGCACCTTCTACCGGGCCGATATCGAGCGGTATCTGGAAATCAAAACGCAATCAGCTACGCATTCAGAGACAAAAAAAGCACCGATGTTTACCCGCCTGCGCACCCTGCGTTTTATGAAGCTCAGGCCGGACGCGGGCGGCGTCACCGTAGGATTTGACGGCATCGCTGCGCGCATTGCCCGTATTCACCAGTACGGCCTCAAAGACGAGGTTGGTCCGGGCGCTTACGCGCAGTACCCGGCGCGTGAACTACTGGGCATAACTCCGGCAGACCTGAGCGCTACGGAAAACGCCGTTATCAGCAGTCTGGGCGGTGCGTCATGAATGCTGAGCTGATGCGCCTGCTGGAAAACATTCTGCGCCTGGGCATCGTGGAACAAATCAGCGCCGACAAGAAAGCGGTGCGCGTTCGCTCCGGCAGGTTGCTGACCACCTGGATCCGCTGGAACGTCACCCGCGCAGGGGCATTCAGCATCTGGCTGCCGCCCTCGATAGGGGAGCAGGTCTGGATCGGTTGTCCGGGCGGCAACACTGAAAACGCGTTTGTGATTGGCTCTGCATACAGCGCAGATAATCCGCCAACGGGCAGCAACCTGCTGGAAATCAGCATCACCGCACCGGATGGCGCGCGCCTGCATTACGACGCCGCCGCCGATGCCGGAGCACTGTCCGTGACCGGTATTAAAACCGCGCATATCCAGGCAGAGACCCGCGTCACGCTGGACACACCGGAGGTGGAATGCACGGAACACCTCAAAACGCGCACTTTCGAACTGACCCACGGCGGCACGATGGCCGGTGATGTGTTCCATTCCGGCGGCGTGTTGCAGTCAAACGGGATCACCGTACATGAACATAAACACGGTGGCGTGCAGTCTGGCGGGAGTACCACGGGAGGTCCGCAATGACAGCCAGTTATACCGGGATGAACCCGGAGGGCACCGGCGCGCTGACCGATCACGATCAGCTCTGGCAGTCCGTGACAAAAATCCTCACCACGCCAACAGGCTCCCGTGTGATGCGCCGGGACTTTGGCAGTGTGGTACCTGATTTACTCGATGCGCCACAGAACACCGTCACCCGCATGCAACTGATGGGCGCCACCGCTATTGCGCTGGCGCAGTGGGAGCCGCGGATCAGTCTGACCACCGTCAATGTGGTGTTTTCAGAAACAGGCGCGGTGACTGCTGAACTGACCGGCACTATCACGGAAACCATGACAGAAACCAGTAACACCATCAGGCTAAGGAGCTAGTGTGCAAACGTCCGTCGATTTATCTCAGATCCCACAGCCTGATATCGTCGAGGTGCCCGATTTTGAAACGGTGCTGGCTGATATCCGGGCGCTTATCGTGGCGGCCATGCCTGTGGAACTTCAGGCTTCTGTGTCTTCTGCGCTGCTGCTGGAATCTGAACCGATGGCGGCACTGGCTCAGGCCTTCACCTATCGCGAGATCCATCTGCTGCAACGCATCAATGAAGCCGTGCGCGCGGTGCTGCTTTCGAGCGCCTTGGGGGCGGATCTCGATCAGGTCTCGGGTAATTTTGACACTGAACGTCTGCTGATTACTGAAGCCACCGACGAGGCGGACGCCGTATACGAAAGCGACGAAGAGCTGCGCGCCCGCACGCTGCTCTCATGGGCGCGCCTGAGCACGGCGGGCGCCAGAAATGCCTATCACTATTTTGCGCGAGGTGCGGATGCGGATGTGCTCGATGTGCGCGCCTATGGCCCTGAAACCCATAACCAGGAAGGACGCGTTTTTCTCTACGTGCTGTCACGTACCGGAGATGGGACTGCCCCGCAGGCGCTGCTTGATAAAGTCCTGTCAGCGGTAAACCCGGAAGACGTGCGTCCGATTACGGATTATGTGGCTGATTATGTCCGCTCCGCTGTGATTGTGAATTATCAGGTGGTTGCTGACATTTACGTCCCTTACGGCGTGGACACCGCCACGGTGCTGGAAAAAGCCACCGCAGCACTGAACGAATACACCGCCTCTGTGCATCTCATCAACGCCACAGCTGCACGGTCGGGCATAGACGGGGCGCTGCATCAGGACGGCGTTGTTACCGTCGATTTGCATTCACCGGCCGCCGACGTCGTTGCGACGATGGGCGAAGCGCCTCATTGCACCTCTGTGAAAATCAATCTTGTGGTGATGGACTATGACCGCTAATTATCCCGCCAGCATTCTGCCACCCAACGCCACCGCCGTGGAGCGGGCCATAGACAGGGCCAGCGCCGCCGCACTGGAGAGGTTGCCGGTATATCTGATCCGTTGGGTTAAAGATCCGGACAGTTGCCCGCTGGCGCTGCTGCCGTGGCTGGCGTGGGAATATCAGGTTGATACCTGGAATATTAACTGGTCAGAACAAAAGAAACGCGATGCGATCAAGCGCGCCCACTACATCCACCGCCATCGTGGTACGGTCGCCGCCGTCCGTCATGCCCTGGTGGACAGTCCTTTCGGGACGGATATTGTTGAATGGTTCAATCAGAACCCGAAAGGGGATCCGTATACCTTTCGCCTGAACGTGTATCAGAACGATTTGCCGGTGACGGAATACGACCAGCAGGATCTAAAACTGGCGGTGCTGCGCGCCAGGAATCTGCGCAGCTGGTTTTCCGTTCATGTATTTGGCCGACTTCATGGAACCTCGTATGCGGCCGGTTACATGTACGCCACGGAGAAAATCACGCCGCGCTTTGTCCCGTTGCAGGTGGTTTTATCCCGCTACGAGCTGAATCTGGCCCCCGGGGACGCGGAAACGGTCACGGTGACAATTCTCCCCGAATACGCGGAAGATAAAACCTTTACGGTAACTACATCGGATCAAACAATCGCGACCGCCCGGATAGTAAACGGCGATATTCTGGTTACGGGCATGAAGCGAGGTACCTGTTCGGTCACCGTTACGACGACTAATGGCGTCAGTGCGGTGATCAGCATAAAAGTGGTCGCGGTAATGAAGTTCATTACCCGCATCGACAGTGCAACCAGGCCAATATTCTTTGCTCATATGGACGAGGGTTTCACGGTTGACTATGGCGACGGCATTGACAGCCGGGATTACCGTTTCGATCCCGCCAGTGAAGCTTCAGGTTGGGTTATTCCTACACGTGAATTAGTACAGGGAAAGGAATACACCATCACGGTTAAGAACACGGAAACTGCCTGTCTGCGCAGCCGTTTATCTAACTATTCTTCGAAACTGAACCCTGTTGTGGAATTGATTAGTGTTACAGGGGAAAGAGGTCATCTTTCAGGGTTCGCTTTGGATACCACCGGATTAATGGCTATTCGTCCCGGAGCATTTGACGATTTGCCAAACGTGAATAACTGCAAAAATATTTTTACCAACTGCTCGTCGCTTACAGGTATTCCGGCATCGTTGTTTTCTCGCATGAAGATAGAGGATTTTTCAGACGCATTCAGAGGGTGTACATCGCTTACTGAGGTTCCATCGGGGCTATTTGCAAACCAGCCCGATGTGATCGACTTCTCATCGGTATTTGCAGGCTGCACCGGCCTGATCAGTATCGGCAATAATCTGTTCCACAGCTGTGTATCTGCGGTGAATTTCAGTTACGCGTTTGATGGTTGCTCAATGCTTGCAAATATCGGCACGGGAATATTTACAGGATGCGGTTCAGCAGGGACATTCTCTTATAGCTTCAGGGCGTGCAAAAATCTTCTTGTCTTGCCTGCTGATATGTTTGCGGATGTTCCGGGCGGCGCATTCACCGGCGTATTCCAGAATTGCACGGCACTGACGGCAATTCCCGCCAACCTGTTTAAAACATGTTCTGAAGCGAATCATTTTGGCGGTGCATTCACTGGCTGTTCGCAGCTTCTTTCTGTTCCTGCCGGTCTGTTTGCTGGTCTGTCGAAAGTGACCTATTTCGGCACGGTCTTTTCTGGTTGCAGTTCGCTGAAAACGGTCGGCGCGGGTTTATTTGCCGGGTGCAGCCAGGCGCAGACATTCACCTCTGCATTTTACAGCTGCCGCTCTCTTGAAACTGTAGCGAAAGATATTTTCAGCGGCTGCGTAGAGGTGACGACCTTTGCCAGTACGTTTTATGGGTGCAGTAGCCTGACGGCGCTCCCGTCTTTTACTGACTGCGCGAAAGTCACCACTTTCTCATACGCTTTTGCTAACTGTGGATCGCTCACGAAAATTGATGCTGATGCTTTTGCTGAGAAAGCGCTGGTAACGACATTCACATACGCTTTTGTAAACTGTACTTCGCTGGTATCTGTGGGGGACGGCGCATTTCGGGGATGTAGCGCGTTAACCAGCCTGAGCTATACGTTTTCAGGTTGCCGCTCTCTGGTTTCTCTCGCGGGAGATATGTTTGCCGGTTGCGCCAAAGTGACAGCCGTCGATTTCTTGTTCGAAAAGTGCTCCGCGCTGGCTGGACTGCCAAAACAACTATTCAGCGACATGGTGTCCCTGAAAGGCATGGGATCGACATTCCGGGATTGTACTGCACTGATCGCGCTACCATCCGGCCTGCTTGATGGTTGCATCAATCTCACTTCGTTAACGCTGACATTCTCGGGTTGTACCTCACTGGCGGTATTGCCCGGCGATTTGCTGAAAAACAACATTCTGCTGTCCGGTGCCGGATCGACGTTCTACGGTTGCACCTCACTGGTAAATATTCCGCCGACGCTGTTCGCGTCCTGCTCGCTTATTACCTCGTTTGGCTCCACGTTCCAGAATACCGGCGTGGAGGAAATACCGGAAAACCTGTTCAGCGGCAACCCGCTGGTGACCTCTTACGGCCAGACTTTCAGGGGCTGTAAAAACCTGCGCTCAGTGCCAGCCGGTCTTTTTGCCGCCAGCATAAGTGCCACGGTATTCACGAATGTCTTTTCGGAATGCAGTGCGCTGGAAGTCGTCGGGGCGGGATTACTCAACACCACGGCGGTAACGACGGTGGGTTATCTGTTTGACGGCTGCGCGTCATTACACAGCGACGTTAACACGATATTTAATCTTGCGAGTTACCCGGAGATTGTCACCACAACGGCAATATTCAGGAGCTGCGCATTACTCGCCGGCAAAGGCCTGGTATTTATGGGTAAAGTGCCGAACGTCACCGCGCACTATTACGCGTTTTATGCCTGTGCGGGCCTGGACGATTACGACGATTTACCCGGCAACTGGATAACGAACAAACTATGAAAACATTTAATCAATTAAAAAGCCTGATCGACTTTTGTCAGACCGATGCGTTTTTCCTGGAACACCTGAACCGGCTTCAGATCGCTGGTGTGATTTATCTTGATGAAGGCGATATCGATGCTGACCGCAAGACCGTGAGTGATGATTTTTATGATCAACTTGCCAGCGTGTACGGCATTGAGCCAGAAACAAAAAGTGAGGAGGTATAATGGCCACGGGACTGACACTAACTACGGCGGGCGCCGCCGAAATCGAGGCCGCGTATCAGGCGGGGGAGGTGGTGGATATTACCTCCGTGCTGATCGGCGATGGTGGCGGCGTGACATTGCCGACCGATCCCGATGAGCTGGCGGCGGTGACGGCGCTTTTTGGACAGTTTGGCCGTGAAACCTTTGACTCTGATTCAAGCTATGAGGGGTTTATCAGCGGGCAGATCGTTATCAACTGTCAGGATTATCCGGGTAAAACGCTCAGAGAAGCGGGGCTGGTCAGCGCTAAGGGTACGCTCATCGCTTACGGCACATACCCGGCGACATACCTCCCGGCGCAATCGGATTCCATTATCAAAGAGATCATTCTGACGCTGGTGTTGACGCTGACGCACAGCTCAAACGTGCAGCTTGTTATCGATCCGGCGCTTGCCACACTCACGCAGGAAACAGGTGATAAACGCTATCTGCGGCGAGCACAAAATCTTGCTGATTTAAACGATACCGAAGAGGCCCGGGATAATCTTGAACTGGGTAACTCAGCCACGCGGGACGTGGGCACCGAGACGGGAACGGTAGCTGCGGGGGATGACTCGCGGATCACCGGTGCACTTCAGAAAGAGAATAATCTTTCCGATCTGAGCGATACATCCGAAGCCCTAAAGTCGCTGGGACTCAACAGCGACGGAGCGGCCTATAGGGCAATTGTTGACGCTATTTTTTACGTTGGGATCGTTATCTCAGGTGAGCAAAGCCCGGCTGAGCGGTTCTCCTGGCAGACATGGGCTGATTTAAGCGAAACATTTGCTGACAGGGTTGTCAGGGTTGGTTCTCAGTATGGCGTAACCGGCGGCAGTAACAAGGTAAAACTCGAAGCTGATAATCTCCCCCCACACTGGCACCGTTCAGGAGACAGGTCTCCGGGGGCAACGTGGGATCCTAATACAACTCATGGCACAGATAACCAGAAAAGCGGCCCGCTGGCGCTTACGGAGGGAACCTATATTGATGCGTTAGGCCAGGTGGAGTCCGCAAACAAAGAGATAGATGTGACTAACGAATATGTCACACTACGCATGTGGATACGCACGGTATAATCGTTTTAATACGTCAAATTAGAGTAGGCAGAACCCTTATACTGCGTATGATTACAGATGTTGGACTATCAAGAAAGGAAAGACATTCTAATGTCTATAGATTATAGTCTGTATAATGAATTCAACTGAATGAATTTAAGGGGACTCAGATGCCTTGGAAAAATCTAGCTCGTACTGCCATATATTCTAGCAATGAAAAATCACCAGATAGTATCTGGAAGACGGTGGACGGTATTGATATTGAATTTATAGGTGCTTTTCTTACAGCACATCTTAGTCTAGAAAAATATATCACTGATTATTTGCGATTGAAATATCCAAATTTATGTTGGGATGATGCAAGGTTAACTTTTTCCCAGAAAATAGCATTGCTCCAGAATGAGCCCGCTAAGCCGCCATACAATGAGATTTTCATTAAAATTAAAGACTTCAATAATATTAGAAATAAAATAAGTCATAATCTTAACTATCATTTATGTGAGAAGGATATTTCTAAGTTTTTAGATTTTTACAAAAAAATAAAAGGGGGTGATGATCGTGAAGATTTTATTGATAAAGACAATCCAGCAGAGTTAGTCGGTTTTTTTGTTATGATAACTCAGGCCTATCTTGCTAGTGGCATAACCTATTTCCATTCTAAGGCTAATGATGATGGAGTGAAGAAATAAATATTTGTTGGGACTGTATTGGATTTCATTTCTTGATTTATATTGGTTCTGTTTAATTGAAAGTATAAGGCCTGTCGAATGGAAGGCCTTTATTAATTATGTTTGTTATGGGTTTTGTCTGAAATTCATGATGTTTGAATTGGGTGTGTAATTTTTTATGAGTTAATAAGCCATGAGATGTGTTTTATTTAATGCCCTACTCGATAATTTTTAGAATGTTTTTTATATGGTTTATATTCCCATGTGCTTATTTTTACTTGGCTGGAAGGGAGGGATGTCATTCTAATAACTTCATTTCGCTCAATTTCTGATGTGACATAAATGAAAACTACATCATCATTAGTAAATCGTAATGGGTATTTTTCTAGGCGCTTATTGTATTTATCTTTGTTTTTTTTATAAGTTGAAAAATTTTCAGATATACGGTTTTTGTCTATTTGCTTCAAGCTTGGAACAAATCGCCATTCGTTTTCTGACTTAAAGTTAAAGTTCGGGTCATCAAAATAACTGTTAAATCCGTAAACATGTTTAGTGAAGCATTTTAATTGGATAATAGGTAAACGAAGTGAGTCTGGTATAGTATTTTTTTGACGTGCTTTAAGTAAAGAAACCAACCCTTCAGCTACAGGGGAGTTTTTTTCAACATAATTTACAGGACTTAATCCATTAGCTATAGCCCATTTTTTGCTTAGGGCAACTCCATATTTACCATATGTTATGCGTTTTTTATTCAGTTCAGAGTCGTCATAATCACTTAAAGAAACCATTGGGTGAGCAGAATTTGATATTATCTTTCCTTCTTTATCACTAAAATATTCTCCGCAATACCTTAGCTTAAAGGAATGAGAAGTTAAAATTGATTTAATTATATTAAAATTATTAGTAAAATGAATGATCATTTAAAACCTCAATTTAGTTGTCTATGAGTCGGGTTTTATATGTAACGTCAAGTTTTAGTTGAACAAAGGACATTATATCTTCCCTTTAAATGTATACATTCCATTTTCTTCTTCGTAATATTCATCTAACAACCTATCCCTTTCTTTTAAAAGAGTTAGATTGTTATCGATGAATTCATCTATATCACGCCCACTGGGTAAAGTAAAACCACCATTTATGTGATGTGGTAAATTGTTAATTCTTTCATAGTTAATTGAATTTTTAAAGTTTTCATATTCTAAAGAATCAACCCCTAACCCATTTTCTTCAGTGTAAAGGAAAAGAGTTACGCCGAAATTAAATATACAAGGATAGATGTCGACATATTTTTTATAGAAAACACAAGTTTTTTTTATTGCTGATTGACTTGCGACACTAACACTTGCAGTGATTCTAGAAATGACTTCCAAGGGTAGCAGGCATAGTATACTGAGATCTGCCTGAATAGGTTCTTTAGAAATTAATGGTAATGATTTGGCTTCATTATATATTTCAGATTGATGAATTGCATAATTACGTATTGCTTTAATGGCCAAGAAATTATTATCATCAAAAAAATCCTGATAACCAGCTTTACGAAACTTGTCATTAATACTGTAGGCGGATGCAAGTACTTCACGAACAGAGTCTGGATCTGGACTTTTGCAAAAATGAAAGTAATATTTAAGAAAACGTTTTATTTCAGCAAGGCAATCATCTTTTGTTACTACTCTAGACATAATTGCAATCTCCAAAGTTAATCAAAGATGGGGATTTTATAATATTTAGAGCTGTAATGCCACAGCATTTTTTATTTGGAGTTGTTGTGATTACATTTGGCTCATTTGTCAAATATTATTTGATAATATCTTGAGTGGGCTTTTTCTGTATTTTTACATTAAGTTATGAGTCAAAATTAGTTATGGTCTCAAAGTGACATAACCACTAAAATATAAGGTCGGTCATGTATGTTTAAATTATTAGGGCTTAGCAATAATAATTAGTTTCTACTCACAACGCTAAATTATCAATCTTTTCCTGTATGATAACAGCACCATCCTTAAGGGTCGCCATAAGATTACTTATTGAAACACTTTGCAGCCGCTCCCTGATATCTTCATCAACCCGCTGCAACGAGAGTGTGAACTCAATTTTTTTCGCCTTACCGTAGCGATCAAACTCTCGATGCGTTTCCTGTAACCCCGTGATGACATACATCCCGTAAATGGACCCGACGCCATCAATCAGAGGCCAGGCTAGCCCGGTGTAGGCCATTGTCGAGACAGCACCCAGCGACAAGTTGCCGCCGGTAATTTCTGGGTACAGCAACCCGCCAAGCGTCAGCTGGTTCTCACCGGCGCCAACGTACTGCCATTTTGCGCTCCGGCCCACACGGTCATTCTTAACGTGCCGCCAGTTACGGGTTAGCTGCAATTGCTGATAGGGCAGTGTCCTGAGTTCAAATACAAAGAGCCCGAATACCATCATCATAGTTATTACCCCTAATTAATCGTTATCCCGGAACGAACCCCGTGCAGTACGTTTCTTTTTATCAATTTCCGCGCGGACAGCCTCGCCAACAAGTCGCGCTAGTTCGCGCGGATTGCTGCTCTGAATGCCATGCAGATGAACATGAATATCACCGGAAAAGCTATCACCTGAAGCCGCAGCCGCCGTGTGGGTGCTTTGATTTCGGCGTACCGGTTGCCATGCCAGCGTCTGTTTTATCAATGGTTCGCCAGCGGCAATAACCGGGCGAGCGCTGACGGACTGGCGGACAAGCCTCGATTCCTGCCATTCACCACGCACTGCAAAGGCTGGAGGGAGGTTTTTAAATACAATGTCACCCGGCCCGATGCGTTTGCGCTTTTCCTCATCTAAAAGGCCTTTGGTGTTATCCGCGATTTGGCCTAGCCGACGCTCTGTTCCAGAGTTGCCCCCGAGCACATTGGGCGGCGGGGCGCTGCCTTTGCTTGCAGGCTTTTCAGATGACCATTGCCACTCCCTTTTAACCATGCGCCCGGATTTCTCATCCCATTCCCACATAACCGGAATAGCCCTGAGTCTGGCTGCTTCCAGCCTGGCTCTTTCAATGCCATCGGGGATGAGATCGAGCTTCTCCAGTAACCAGCCAACACCTTCCATTAACTTCTGAAGCGGCCAAAGCAGTACGCTAAGTGCAGTCCCCAGGACCTCTCCAAATGTCTGCCCGGCGCTGGCGCATTTGTTTAGCGCCTCGCGACTCTCCTCGACGGGGGTTAATACTTTTTTAAACCAGTTCCAGACGTTTTTAACGCCATCCCCAATGGCACCGAAAACGGGCGCCAGCCGGGAAAATGCGTTATAAACAGGCGCTAACCCCTGGATGACGCCTGTAAAAAAACCGCTAAAGAAGGCTTTAATTGGTCCCCAGTATTTCCAGATCAGTACCGCAGCCGCTACAAACGCAGCACCCACTAAACCGATTGGGCTCAACAGCATTGATAAGCCGCCACCCAGTGCCGCAATACCGCCTTTTACAATACCGAGCAGAGCAGGGATCCCGGTTAGCCGCAATGCCAGCCCGCCAATGCTTTTTGACAGGGCGCTGATAGCAGTCCCCGGAGAGGTAAAGGCGCCAAGTAACGCACCGCGCAGGGGTACCATCATTCTGGTTAATACGCCGATGCGTCCTGCCAGGCCGCTGAGTAAAGCACGCCATCCGCTAATTTTTACCAGTGAGCTACCGCCCGCAGCACTCAACATGCGGAACGCTGATACCGTACCTCCGATTCCGCTCCCGCCGGACAGCAGTGCAAACCCGAGCCTGAGCTTTGCAAGCGGCCCTAAAAGTAAACCAGCAGCTAATGACATCCCGCCAATTACAGCGGTCAGTGCCAGTGCAGTCCCGCCGGCGAATAACAACGTTTGTGAAAGTCTGGGGTTTTCTTCTATCCAGCTTTGAATAGTGCCAATAACCCGGCTAAGCCCCTGTGTCAGCCTGCGTAATGGGCCGTCTACTGTCTCAGCCACAGAAATTCGGAACGCCTCCCACGCGCTCTCCAGCTCCTTCAAATCGCCGCCCAGGTTGTCTTTCTTCTTGTTAGCGACGGCGAAGGCCTCCTGATTTTTATGTGCTTCTGCAATTTGTTCATAGAGTGACTGGAGGTAGCCATCACCTGCGCCGTTGACCAAAGACTGGAGGCTCGTAAAACCCTCTTCTCCGGCGATATCTTTGAAAAATGAAACCTGATCCACCTCGCCAAAGCGGGAAACGCGTTTTTGTAGATCGAGAAGAATATCGAACGGACGTCGCATCTTTCCGCTCGCGTCGGCAGTTTCCACTCCCAGCTCTTTGAGTGCCTTTTTGGCTGCCGTAGTGGGGGAGGCCAGGCGGGAGAGTGAGCGACGCATTGCCGTACCGGCCTCGCTACCGCGAATACCAACGCGCGCCAGCGTGCCGGTCATAGCTGCGGCTTCTTCCAGGCTTATCCCAAGTCCCGCGGCTACCGGCCCGACCACTTTCATTGTCTCGCCGAGGCTGCTAAGCGTGGTGTTTGTACGGGTAAATGTACCTGTCAGCACATCGCTGACGCGGTCCATTTCTCCGGCATCGAGGGAAAACTGAGAAAGAATGTTTGAGCCGATGTCTGCCGTTTCGCCCAGTTCCATGCTGCCTGCCAGCGCCATATTGAGCACGCCTGGCAGTGCGGCACGGATAGCATCTGGCGTGAAGCCCGCCATTGCCAGAAAGGCCTGGCCACTGGCGGCGTCACGTGTGGTGAAGGCGGTTTCAGCACCGAGTTTTTTTGCCTGGGAACGCAGAGCGGCCAGTTGTGAATCACTTTTATCGAGCCGCGTCAGCGCCTGGACGTTTGACATTTCCTCATCAAAACCAACCGCAGGCGACAGGAAGCGTCCGGCGCCGTACCCGGCAGCGGTTGCTGTACCTAATGCTATGGCACCGCCAGAACGCAACTTCCCGGCCATCTGCTGTGCGCCCTCGTAACGTTTACGAGCCTGAGTGACCGCAGCAAGTTGCCGTTTTTCCCGTTCAAGGGATTGGTTATATTGTTCTGTGCGGCGTATAGCGTTACCGATGGTGGCGCTACTACCGGAAAGCATGACGCCATGCTGGCGCAGAGCTGATGCACTCTCACGGAGGCGGGCCACTTCCGTCACGCGTTTTGCGGTCAATCGATCAAGCCGCTCACCCAGTCGGGACATCAGTGTTTGCTGTTTTTCCGTCAGCGTCCCGTTTTTACGCTGCGCTTCTGACAAGCCATCAAAGCGGACACGGGCACGTGAGATGGAACGGTCGGTTTTGCCGACGGCCGCGGTCATTCGCTGAAAAGTGGCACTGCTCTTATCGAGCCCTTTCAGGGTGGATTGTGTTTTTCTGAGGGAGTCGGATAGGCCGCCCGCACTCTGGCGGGCAGTATTAACGGGGCGGGTAAATCTGTCGATAGCGCTGAAAGCAACGCGGATATCAAGACTCTTCATCACTGGCACCACTTCGAAGCGCCGCCCGCTTGCGCCAGGCTATCACCTCGCCAAGATCCATGCCGAAAACTTCAGAGGGCGGCCAGTTAAAAATAACGGCAATATCAGCAACCAGATCGTCTATCTGGTCAAACGCAACGGTGATTACTCGCTCTCCGTCTCCGCCACGTTCGACGCTCCAGGCTCCGGCGGATTCAAGAAAGGGACCAGAAGCTCTGCCAGCCCGATAAAGTCCAGAGTGTGCATTTCGTTGATTTCTTTTTGTGTCAGCGCAGGTGCGGTGACTCGCGTCAACAGCGTGGCAATTGAGTCTGCATCCATATTGGCAACGCGGATAAGATTCAGGCCGCGCAGCGATCCGGCCTGACTGATGGCACCGGTAATTTCCACCTGACCGATCTCACTGTCTTTACGAACTACCGGCTGCATCAGCGTGAACAGGTTTTTAGTTTTTTTAGCCATGTTTAAAATCTCCGGGCGGCATCTTTGCCACCCTCTTAAAGGTTATCAATTGCCCATGCCAAGGGCAGAGGTGATGCGGTCCGGGAACATGTTCTGACCGTTCTTTTTGTAGATGAAATTCAGCAGATCGATTTCGATAATGGGCTGATCATCTATGGAGAATTTGTAGTAGGTGGATTTAAAGGTGTAGCTTTCCTCGGTGTCTTCTCCCTGTTTTGAATCTCCACCGTCGAGTTCAGTAAATCGCCCGCGCAGCTCCACCTCGACAAGCTGGCTTTCGCCATCAGTGAAATATTCACCCGCAAAGCGCAGCCGCGTGCCGTCAATTTCTGCTCCGTATTCGAGAAACAGAGCCTTAATGACGCCGCCAAAAACAATGGTGGAATCCAGCGCGCCAGCCTCAAGGCCGAGATCAACACCGACCGCACCCAGCATGCCACCGCCCTGATAGTCCTCTACCTTTCGTGACAGTTTGGGGCGAGTGAAAGAGGTCACTTTTCCCAGATAGTTGTCGCCGTTAACAAAGCAGCTAAAAAGCCGCAGTTTGTGAGGAATAGCCATTATTCACCCCCGAGCGACGCGAACGCCGGTTCGTAAAAATCATCAGTAAAGGTCTGGTATAGCGTCAGATCTTCAAGCGGTGGGACCGGGCTGTAGCTATAGCGCACAATCAGTTTTCCCTGGCGCAAATCCGTGGTGCCGTTGTCCAGCGTGTCATACCAGCAGTCAGCGCCGATAAGCTGGCCGGCAGTGACTTTTTTGCTGAGAGCAGAGCGGATGCCGCTTACCACATCTTTCACGTTGGCCGGAGTGAGCGGGCTGTCAACAGAGGTAAATTGCGCCTCCGCAATACTGTCCGCCAGGATCTGCGCGGTACGGGTAAACACCTCAAAAGTGTAGGTTTCGGTGTCCGTGGTGCGGTTACCCCAGAAGCGGAAACCGTCACGCTTGATAAGCGTCGTGATTTCGTTGTTGTTCAGCTCGTTAGCGTCGCTGTCTTCTGCCTGCAATGCCCAGAACACATCTTTCGAAATACCCAGAACGTTATTCACCACAACATTCGACAGCGATTTGTGCCAGCCCTGGCTGTTATCAATAGCGGCGCGCAGGCCGCAGGCGTATGCCGGGGCAGGAAACGTTTCGTTATCATCCGTCAGGGGGTTGTAAGCGATGAAGTTCGGCCAGATCAGCATCAGCTCGCGGTAAGCGAAGGTTTTGCGATAAGCAATAGCCTCCGCCATGGTCGCGCAGCCGTTACAACCGGCATAAACAAAAGCCCGAAGATTCTGGGCAATCACGCAAAGCTGTGACGTTACCTCCTCGGTGTCGTAGTCCGGCACCGCCAGGATGCGCGGGCGATAGCCGGTTTTGGCCTCCGCCGTCAGCAGGGCATACATTCCCGTGTAGCTGTCGCCATCTGTTCCGCCAATAACGGCCTGAGATTGACTGGCGCCGTTACCGGAAGCCTCTTCCACCCGGACAATCACAACACGCGGGCTGCACTGATCGGAAATGGCTTTGAGAGCTTTGTAAAGTGACCCGGTTTTACCTGCCTTGCCGAGGACGTTACGCACCCGAGACAGCAGAACCGGCGTATTGAGCGGGAAGGTTTCCGGATCGGCGTCATCAGCAACCGCGACAATACCGATCACGCTGGAATCAATGTCATTGATTGCCTGCTGTAGGTCGGTATTTTCGCGAGAGCGGACGCCGTGAAAACGAGTTTCAGACATAAGTTCACCATCATGTTGCTCTTTGAGTTCAGGGCCATATTCAACGTTAAGTCTGCTGGCGTCGCCTGGTTGCCGGTCTGCCCGTTCGCTGACAACAAAAAGGGATTCAGCCCCGCGCGCGGGCATGGAATCATCAGCAAAAAACGGGGGAGTTATGTCGATAGCAGACACGCTAACAACAGCAGCCGAAGGGTATTTAGTAAAATTAAGTGAGGTCGTAAAGACACCCGATTTTAGTATCACGTTGGGTGGGGTCGCCCTGACTGAACTGGCCGACCGCATCACCTCGCTATCTGTTACAGATAACAACGGTTTTGATGCTGATCAGCTAACTCTGTCAGTAGATGACTCTGACGGAGTAACGGATTTACCCCCACGCGGTGCGGAGCTGGCGGTGTCCATCGGCTGGCTGGGTGAGGCGTTGATCTACAAAGGTCTCTACACCGTTGACGAGGTGGGGCATAGCGGGCCGCCGGATGTAATCGACATCACCGCGCACAGCGCTGATTTTCGCGAAGAGATGAACGTCAGGCGGGAGGTGTCCTGGCATGATGTGACGGTAGAGCGGGTGGTATCGGCCATAGCCCGGCGTTATGACCTGAAGCCGATGATTAGCGAGGCCCTGATCGACATTGAGATCGACCATGCGGATCAGACCGAAGAGAGCGACATGTCGTTTTTAACGCGCATGGCGGAGATGTTGGGGGCCATTGCCACCGTGAAAAATGGCTGTCTGCTGTTTATCCTGCCTGGGGGCGGCGTCAGTGCATCCGGTAGGGCGCTGCCATCGGCTGAGATAACCCGTGCCAGCGGAGATCGTCACAGGTTCCGCATTGCCGATCGTGATGCTTACACTGGTGTGCGGGCGTACTGGCTGGATCTTAATTTCGGCAAGAAAAAACCGGTCAAGGTCACTAAGCGCAAAACAAATACTGCCAGAAAAAAGGCTGAGGAGAAAAGCAGCCGGCCGGAGGGGGATTACATGGAAGGCGCTGAAGGTAACGTGTATGTTTTGCGTAAAACCTATCAGAACGAAACGGCGGCCAGGCGCGCAGCTGCGGCAAAATGGATACAACTCCAGAAAGGCGCAGCACAGTTTTCGATAACCCTGGCGCGCGGCCGCGCCGATTTATACCCGGGTATGCATCTGACCGTGTCGGGCTTTAAGCCTGAAATCGATACTCAGGATTGGATCATTGCCAGAGCGGAACATGTAATCGGTGATAACGGATTTACCACGAAAATGGAGCTTGAAGCGAAAATAAGCGACTGGATTGCAGAAACTGAACAGTAGCGGCCATAATAGCCGTGAGTTCAACTCCCTATGGGAGATCATCATGTTTGTTTGTCCCTACTGCGGCGCAAACGCCCGCACCCGCACCAGCCGCCGGTTAAGCGAGTTCACCATCCGGCAATATCATCAATGCCAGAATCTTGAATGCAGCGAGTCATTCACGACACTTAACACCGTAGAGCGCAGAGTAACGAAGCGCTCAACCAGCGCAGATCCTTTGCCGCCAGGATTTATCCCCGGCGATGCTTTCCCGGCTTCTCATTACGGGAACAGTCAACTTAGTCTTGCAGTATAAAAATAGCCCCCTGGAAAGGGGGCTATTCTTGTCAATGTGGTCGATATGTGGACACTTTTGAAATAAATCCTTTTATTTCAATTTATTAAATCCCAAAAAAAAGCCCCGTCGGGGGCGACGGGGAAAAACTCATTGATTATGGAATGATCTGTTCTCTGGTCAGTTCGAGAACAGGGCTACTCTACGGGGGAAAAGTGCAGGCAAGATGGAGAAAACGTGGAGATTCAGGCTAAAATCCCCGGGCATTCAGGAAAGGGAGGAACAATGAAAAAGTTACTGGCTATTCTGCCACTGGTATTAGCCGGCTGTGCCCAGCCGCAGCCCACTGCGCCGACGAAAACCATCGGCATGCCCAACCCCGCGGCGGTATACTGTCAGCAATCCGGCGGCACCCGGGTGCCGGTGCAAACGCCGCAGGGCGTCAGCACCCAGTGCAAACTACCCAGCGGCGAAACCCTCGACGAGTGGGCGCTGTGGCGCCGGGATCATCCGGCTAAATCGTAACCGGCAGGGCCGCCAGCCAGGCGGCCAACACCCGGGCATGATTCTGCTCGGTGTTCTTCGCAGCGTACAGCAGCGTCAGCGGCTGGCGTTGCGCCAGCGCCGCCAGCCGCAGGCCCGTTTCGCGATGGGCGTCGAGCTCCTGACGATAGCGCTGGCTGAAGTGGGCGAAATCGATCGCCTCGCCGTGAAAGGCTTTGCGCAGCTCAGCGGAAGGCGTTAACTCCTTACACCACTCATCACAGGCCAGCGCCTCTTTTTTAATCCCCCGCGGCCAGAGACGGTCGACCAGCACCCGATAGCCGTCGCTGCTTTCCTGCGGGTCATACACCCGTTTACACTGAATCAT